ATAATATTATAGTATAAAAATGTTTAAATTATTTTTATACTAAATGTTACAAATAAAAAATTTATGAAGAGTATTATTAATACTGTGTATTATATTTTTTTTTTCAATATTATATGAACGTATTGTGTGCATGCATTCGTCATATGACAACCATTTCATATTTTTAACTTCTGATTTTTGGTAATTATTTATCTGTGTTGCATTATTATCCATGTATGCCAAATAGTATTTGTTTTTATATGATTTTACATTTGACCCGATAAATATTTCCTCGTATGGGATGGCATTTAATATTAGCTTCAAACATTGCTTATCATAACCCGTTTCTTCTGAAAATTCTCTCAATGCGCATTCTAAATCTTTTTCTTGATGGTTTCTGCGCCCTTTCGGGAAACCCCATTCTGCCACTTCCCATCGTGTCGTTGATGATTGAATAAGAGATTCCAAACTATATTTCATACCACCCCATTCAATTCCAGCTTTCAGTTGTAAATATTTATTTTTTGATACTTGCTCTTCTCCTCTATACTGTATCCCAGAATACTCGCCCCACAACGATGACCACAACTCGTGAAATGATTTTGTTAAAATATTTTGTTTTTCATGAATGGTCATTTCATCTATTATATTTTTCAAATATTGATAATTGTGCATTGAATATTTTCCGCGCATGAATTCAACGTAGCCAAAACTATCAACGCGCTGAATCATTAAATATTCAAAGTTGTTTTTACTTTCCATTGCAGCCGAATTTGAATCAATTATATTCGTATCGTTGAATTCTTTACCATTTATTATCTTTTTTCTAAATGCAATAATTCCCAAACTTGTAATAGGAACAATGCAATTTGAAAATAAATGACCAAATTTACCACAATTATTACAATATTGACTAACATTTACATTTTTATTATCGCTCAATTTATTTCTGCCAGTACTATAGCTATAACTGTTATAACTATAATCATCATTCCAGTCATGGGCTCTATACATTTTTTAGAATTTATTTATTAAATTATTTTGTTTATAGTATTTATTTACGTTTCTGTTTCAGTTATATGTAAAAGATATAATCTTTTTATATTGTTTGAATACATTAAACAATATAGGATGAATTATAGTTCCTCCAAAACGGGAATAACAACGGGAATAACAACGGGAATAACAACGGGTTTAAAACATTCAATGAATTCAGAAAATCCCAAAGCGGTCATGGATCCGAAAGTATGGGGCCCCCATTATTGGTTTGTCCTATTTACAATGGCAACATCCTATCCCAAAAATCCAAATGATGTAACAAGAAAAAAATATTACGAATTTATTCAAAATTTGCCACTATTTATGCCATCTAGCGAATATGGAAACAGTTTTAGTAAATTATTAGATACTTTTCCTGTTACTCCATATCTCGACAGTCGAGATTCTTTTATAAAGTGGGTGCATTTTATACACAATCGGGTAAACTTTCTACTAGGAAAAGAAGAAATCTCATTGCACGAAGCACTTGATAAATATTATGATAACTATAAATCAACCAACACAAAAATAAAAGAAAAATTTAAACATTGGCAAAAAATTGTTTTTATAATTATAATATTAGCATTTTTATTAATTATTAAATATAATAATAAATTTGAATAAATATATTGTAATAAATAAATTTGAATTCCCTTATTTTCTATGTATTATATAGTGTAATAAATTGTTTATGTTTTCAAGAAAAAAAATGAAATCGAGGAAACGTGTAATGAAAGGGGCAATGAAAGGGGCAATGAAAGGGGGCATTCCAATTTATCCAGGAGGTTTTAGCTGTGTATTTAAACCACAATTAAGATGTAAAAATAAAACAATCAAAAAATCAAAAAAAGTATCAAAAAAAGAAGGAATATCAAAATTAATGTTTAAAAAATACGCAGAAATTGAAATGGAAAATATTCAACGATTTTATAACGCTACTAAAAAAATACCAAGATCGCACAAATATTTTCTTTTTACAAGGTCAAAAATGTGTTCCCCGACAAAAATACCCAAACGCGATTTGCGCGGATTTGATGAAATGTGCACAAATTTTACAAGTCATGACGTAAGCGAATCCAATATCAACTCGAAATCCAATATAAATAATTTAAAATTAATAAATATGCCGGATGCCGGATTAGCCGTGAATGAGTGGCTCTTCAAAACAAGGTTAACAAGTGCGCGCATAATCATTTTCAATAAATTAATCGCAAAACTTATTATGAATGCCATCGTGCCAATGAATCAACAAGGGGTTATTCACAATGACATGAAGGAGGATAACATTTTGATTAAAGACACGGAGAGTGCAAAAAACTCAATGCCTTTGCCATCTATAATCGACTGGGGAATATCCGGCATATCCGCACACAACCATGAAATACCAGAAATAATAATGAATCGTTATATTTCAATATCAAACCCATTTAGCAGCATTATATTTTCAAGCGATTTTAGTAAAAGTTATAGTGAATTTTTAAGATCGCACGATTTGAAAGATCCGCTATTTCGCGTTGAATTAAATGCATTTTCTGTATCACAGTATTTGAAATTTAAAGAACACGGACATTATTTGTACATTCAAAAATTTTTTAATAACGCGTTTGCATTATTCCCGGAATTATTTACATTTATTGATCCAGCACTTAATAGCCCCGACCAAATATACAATGCACTGGTATCCAATTATATTTCGGATGTGCTTATCTGGTTTACAGAGATTGACGAGAGGGACGGGGTTGCAAGGTTTCAATATGTAAAATATTTTACAAAAGTTTACATTTTTAACTGTGACGTTTGGGGAACCATGTTTTGTTACAGCATATTTTTTTCTTTTCAAGATGAGTACAGGTATAAAGAACACATCAATATTGAACCATCGAAATATGCATCCTTTTTACGTTCGGTATTGTCCATATATATGAATCAAATCATGATAGATGGACACAAGAGAATAAATATTTCTAAACTAGTAAAATCAATTGCAAACACGACAAAAGAAACCCAATAGATAGGATGATGACTATTTGTAAAAAATATTTATAACTCAAAACTCGATCCCGTTACAATAGCCCTATTGATAAAGTTGCTAAATCCATATTTTTTTAGAGCATCTAACGTTGGTTGATATTCCTCTGAATCATTCCAGAATTTTTTTTTATTTCTTGTCAAAACATAAACTCCAAAATTATTTGCAACAACGACTGGAAAATTGAATACTTTTACTATGAGTGGTGCAGAAACGATGACCGTGTTGAAACTTGGAGTGGCGTAGATGAGCCAATAATCTCCTTCAATATCAAATAAATTAGTGAATTTGACAGTTCGACACATTGGAACGTCTTCATCTCTGGCTCTGCTTGTACCTGTTGCACTAACTTTGTTAAGTTCAGTATCATATGCTTGATTTTTTACTCCTACTAAACCTTTTTTTTTTAATGTATAAGTGGCTCGAACAGAACTAAAGTTTGGACCTCCTGAACCGAATAGACCCGTTGAGGGGGAACACAACACTTGATTCCATTTTCCAGCAAATTTTTCAGTGTTGAATCTTTTATTTAATTTTTTAAATTCTTTTATTCCGACAAATTCTTTGAACCTTTTGACAACAGCTTCATCATACCTTTCACGGGCAGACATTTTATTTTACGCACGTTATATATTTAGTTTATAAAATAATATTTACAAAATAAATAGTCGACAATTTTATTTATATTATAAATTGTGTTAAATAAATTGTGTTAAATTGTGTGTATTTCTAAATTATCTAAAATATCATTTAATAGTTTGTTAATGATTGAATGGGCTGCATTTTTATCTAAACTATGATCTAAATTCATTGTAACCGTTGACTTTGTATCAGTATCAGTATTAGAAACAAGAGCAGAAATAGTAGTAGTAGTAACAGTAGCATCATTTTTTATTTTTGGTCTTCGCATTCTTATAACAACAAATCCATCTTCGTCTACGTCTGCATCATTATTTTTGGCAGCAGCAGCACTGTTATTATTGTTATTAACAATTTCTTCTAATAATATTTTTTTATTTATTACTTTACTGTGCAAATATCCTTTTATATTATCAGAACATGATGCGGTATAAGTTAATACGTCATGCACGACATTAACAACATGATAAGCGCCTGATATAATATAATATTCAGTGTAAAATAAATATGGATTTTTTCGATTTGACATTTTTTATAAATTATATATAATATAAAACAATAATATATAATATAATATAGAGATTATTTTATATCATTTCCATAATTTTTATCGCATTATATTATAAATAAATTATATTATGTCATTAAATTCCAAATTTACAGAAGGTTTACCAATCGATTATAAATGTCAAATTTGTGGTAAAGATTTTGGTAATAATATAAAAGCTCGTGATAATTTGATCATACATTTAAGATTATACGGTAATCAAGAAATGCAGGAAAAGAAAATTCGAAAAAAAATACGCGATATACATCCAATAGAAACCAGGTTACACTATGAACACAATTTAAGACAAATTCGAGGGGAACAAGGCGAACGTGAAGAAAAAGAAAGAAGAGAAGCTTTAGCGCGCATTTTTAGACATAACGAAGATCCCGAAGAATTATTAAATCCGAATTTAGAAGATATTTCATATCCAAGAGAAGGTGCTGCTGCTGCTGCTGCTGCCCCAGTGATTGATCCGATAGATGAACAACTTCTTGCCTTTTCTACTTCTGCTCATACACCCGGTTCCCATTTAAAAGATTTTCAATCGCAATCGCTTGGGGGTAGGAAATCAAGGTCTAGGTCTTTGAAAAAAACAAAATCAAGATCTAAAAGCCGCAGCGTCAAGCGGCGCAACCGCCGCACTCAACGTCATCGTCAACGCTGAGATTTTCAGAAGACAACTAACAATAAAATAATAACAATAAAATAATAACAATAAAATTATATTACCATACATATATAAATGTCTACTCGTAAAGTATACCTTCGTAAAATTAAAAATTGGTCAAAAACCAATCCAAATACACATGAACGAACCCTTATGCTTAAAAAATGCGGTAAAAACTGTTTTTTAGGAAGCAAAAAAACGTTTCCTATTTGTAAAAAAGGCACTTGCACCATTAGTCCTGGTGGTGTTCAAGCTGCTTATATTCGTGCTCGTGAAATGACACGCCGCGCTCGTGAAACTACGATAAAAAAACATGCTGCATCTTATTATTACAATGTTGCAAAAAAAGCGAAGAAACTTCTTCGAAAAACCATGAAAACCGCCACCACTTAAATTTATTATTTCATATTTGTAAATCTAGATGACATATTTTTTCAGATTGGTGTGAAAACGGCATAAATGTTCCATCGGGATTAACTTGTATTTTCATTTGATCTCCTCCATTTGAAATACTGTCTTTTTTCGCATTTCGTTTTTTTGGAGCTCTGTGTTCATACCCTGTAACCTTTTCCACTTCGATTATTTTCCATAGCTCTTCCATTTTAACAACCGCATTTTTAAACCATTCCTTATTTCTCAAAACAAGGACACAGCTGTAAACGTCAAGGCGCCAATAAATATTTTTGATCCAAGTTAATGCATCATACGTATTCATCGTGCTTTCGAACCACTCATTAAATCGCGCTTTGCTGGTTATTTCAAGCGGAACATACTGATAAAATGGTTTCTCATTTTTGATAAAATAAACGATGACGCCGCGTCTTTTTCCACCCAAGTTATAATTCCAATTTGAAGTGTCATTTTCATCATTGGAGTCCGCATAAAATGCGTCTTCGTCTTCATATTCAACAAATTTCGTTTCTAAAAAATCGCATTCTGATAATCGGCACACTTCCATTTGAACTTGCATTTGAATCCAGTACTCCTCTTTGGGAACGCCGGTAATCACTCTAGACACCACATTTTTTATTTCAAGCATGCGGCCGTATAGAAGAGATGATGGACACACGTTGATTCCATCTGGCGATGCTCCAATGAAATAATATGCGGGATTGGTATGTTTTATGCACCCAAACTCTTGGATTCGAGTATTGTTTACTACTTCATAAATATCTTTTGACAACTTTTCATATTTTTGACCCCAGTGCAGCGAAGATTCCGTATTTATTCTGTTATATTTTTCAACATCAATTGGACTGCATTTTTCATATATCAATTGATTTTGGGTTGACTGACTTCCAAACACTTTCCAAACTGAACTCGCCGTAATTAATCCGTGTCGGTGTTGATACCACTCATCCGTTTTTTGTTCTGGCTGATAAACCGATTCTAAAAATTCTATTTTTCTCCTCATTTTTTCGACGTCTGGAAACTTTATTGACGAATCATTTAACGAACATTGCGGGTATATAATATTAAAATAATCGGAAATTGCGACATTTACAACTTCTTTCAGTTGAACCATAACTTGTTCTTCTTCTTTCTGCTCTTCATATTCTTTTTCATCTTTTTGATCATCTTCATATTCTTCTTCATCTTCATCTTTGCGGACCGATGTGACATAATAATAAATATAAGGAAAAACGTGATTGTATAGTTCAGTTTCAATATTAGCGTTATCAGTGCAAAGGGGCGTTGATAGTAAAAATTCATCGACTAGAATCAACGTTTCTTCATATAATAATGCCAAATCGTCATTTGATAACTCGTGATAAATCGTATCAGAATGTTCGGAAATATTCGAATTATCGTCACTGGCATCATCGGCATTTGTATCGGCATTTGTATCGGCATTCCAATTTAAACATTTTAGAATATTATTCATGTCTGTCATAGTTAATTGCGTTTGTACCGCAACCGATGATGTCATTATTGTATTTTTTTCTGTTATTTTTTTCATATGTGTGATACTGTAATAAAAGTTTCAAGTGTATATTATATAATCGTTTCCTTTTAGATATTTTATATAATCAATTTTTATTTATTTATTTGGATTGATTATATAAAAATTGATTTGTAATATATATTATATAATATTATATAAAGATACAAGCAATCAATAATAAAGCAAAGCAATGGGTTCTTCCGTTTCATATCATAATAAGTCAACATGCACCATCGTGAGTATAGAGGGCAATATTGGTTCAGGTAAAACGACGGGCAAAGAGAATTTGAAAAAATATATTTGTTCGAATAAAAATAAAGATTCTACGATTTTCGTAGATGAACCTACAAGCGAATGGGAAAGTATCAAAGACGAAAATGGGGTTCCAATTCTAGTAAATTTATATGGCGATATCAAACGCTACGCTTTCAGATTTCAAATGATGGCATACATTACCCGACTCAAAAAAATCAAAGAAGCTTTATCAAATCCAAATGTGAAAATTGTTATTACCGAGCGCTGTCTTTTAACGGATGCGCACGTGTTTGCAAAAATGCTTTATGACTCGAAACATATTGAATATGATGAATATGCAATTTATACCAGATGGTTTGACGAATTTGCCAGAGAAATCGAACCTTCATGCATCGTTTATTTTAAAGCATCAACAAATGTTTGCATGAACCGAATCAAAAAACGGAATCGTGACGGGGAACAAGATATGCAGTATGAATATTTGGATAAATGCAACACGTATCATGATAGCTGGCTAATTTCAGACCCACAAAACGCAATACCGACTCTTATTTTAAATGCAAATGAAGAAAATAATGATTACAGCAGTCAAATTTATGACTACATTTGTGAAATTCGATCTTCAAAGGTGATTGGAGTGTTGCACAATTTGAAAACTTATATAAATACCTGCAATGCTGGAGTAAATGGCTGCTCGTCAGTTGTTGTCTAGTCATCTATCTTTAATCCTAATAAATTCTGATACTCCATAAAATAAAATATAATGTTACATTCCAATGTATAGAATGTCGAGGATTTTTCGAGGTTTATATTTTAGTATATCCAATTCTTTTGACGTTGTTGGAAATAATTCACGACCATAAACGTCTTGAAGAAGCAGCCACTCAAACATTCCTCCTGTATATATAAATACATTTTTTATTCCGAGTTTGACAAGTTGCTCGTATTTCGAATAAACGCTATCGTCATTCGAATTTAATCCATAAATAATAATTGTTATATTATTTGAATACTTATCATTTAAAATACTATTTATAACATCCTCTTCGTCGCAAATTGGTATTGTATTTTGAATTAAACACGTTTGAAAATTTTTATCAAGTGTATTTATTATTGCATATTTTTTAGCGTTACTATTTTGAATATTCTCATTATGTTTTTTGAAAGATTGCTTTGATGCATTCTGAACATCTTCATAATTTATTTTAGTTTTCGAATTATTTGACCCCATGTTTTTATTTTTATTTTTACTGTTAATTTATTGGAATTAATACGTAATAACAATAACTGTTTATATTTTTTACTTGTCAATTATTTTACAATTTTTAAATCAACTATATGTAAAAATTGACATTTGTATTACTAATAAACAAACTATAAACTACGATAATAAATGAATAATTTCTCTATAAACGCCAATGTTAATGATACAGTGGGCAATTATCCACCAATCGACGATTCAACCACTCCATATAATGAAAGAGTCGTAATTGTTTTAGCTTATTTTGGAATTTCATTGCTAATTGGCATTCCAGTTTTAATGTGTCTGCTATGTATTTACAGAATGCGAGGTTCTGCTCCGTGCAATGTTAGAGAAGCGTGCTGTAATTGTTGCTAATAAAAATGGAGTTTATACAGTTTTTAATAACAGTTTTTTTGTTTATATTATTAATATTAATAATAATATAAAAAATTGCAACATAATTAAAATATAATTAAATGACATCAAAAATGCCAGGTTCGCCAAAATCGTCTTCAGTGATGCAAGCCATTGCTGTATTTAATGACAAGAAGATAAAAGGAACGGTGCGTTTTACGGAGGATAAATCAAGATTGCGCGTGCGCATTGATGTATCGTTGACGGGTCTAAAGTCGTCAGGATTGCACGGGTTTCATGTTCACGAGTATGGAGACATGAGCGATTCTTGCGACAGCATGTGTGCTCATTTTAATCCTTATAATAAAACACATGGGTGTCCGGGAATGAAAAATAGACATGTGGGTGATCTTGGAAATCTGAAGACAAACGCAAAAGGCGAAGCAAAGTATACTTTTTATGATGACCATGTTCGATTGTTTGGAATAAAGGCAAATATTATAGGTCGCGGATTAATTATTCATGCCGACGAGGATGACTGTGGACAAGGTGGACAACCCGACAGTTTAATTACGGGGCATGCGGGAAAAAGGATCGCGTGTGCTGTGATTGGATATGCATCCCCGTTAAAACATTAAATGTTAATCAACTTCTTCGATATTGGGACCAGAACTTGCTTGCTGTTTCTCTTGCTGCTCTTGTTGTTGTCCTTGCTGCTGCTGTGAACCACCATACAACTTGGAAACAATCGGCGAAACAATATTTTCCAATTTCTTTTGTTCCGCTTCATATTGTTCTGTATCCACATTTGTTCCCGACATTTCAAGCCACTCGAGTGCGGTTTTGCATGCGTCTTCAATCGTCGCTCTGTCGCCGTCCGACAACTTGTCTTTGACTCCGGGATCAGATGTAGAACTCTTTACGGAATACACATAGTTTTCAAACCCATTTCGAGCGTCGATTTTTTTCTTGTGTTTGGCATCTTCCTCTTTGAACCGCTCTGCCTCATTCACCATGCGCTCAATGTCGTCTTTTGACAAACGACCCTTGTCATTTGTAATTGTGATCTTGTTTGATTTTCCACCCGCCTTGTCCACCGCATTCACATTCAGCACTCCATTCGCATCCATATCAAACGTAACCTCGATTTGCGGAGTCCCGCGCGGCGCTGGAGGAATGCCGTCCAGTTGAAATTTGCCCAAAATATTATTGTCTTTTGTTAGCTGGCGCTCGCCCTCAAATACTTGAATGAGTACACCCGGCTGATTGTCAGCGTACGTTGAAAACGTTTGACTCTTCTTGCAGGGAATCGTGGAATTTCGCTCAATCAATTTTGTCATTACACCACCGGCAGTTTCAATACCCAGTGACAGGGGCGCAACATCCAGCAACAAAATATCCTGCGTAATTTTCGACTGGCTGCCCGTCAAGATGGCCGCCTGCACTGCAGCTCCGTACGCCACCGCTTCGTCCGGATTAATGGAACGATTTAGCTCCTTGCCATTAAAATACTCCGTCAGCAAACTGCACACCTTTGGAATGCGCGTTGAGCCGCCAACCAGCACAATTTCGTTAATGCTGCTTTTCGACATTTTGGAATCTCTCAGCACTCGATCCACTGGGTCAATCGTGGAACGAAACAAATCCATACACAGCTCTTCGAATTTTGCGCGCGTAATCTTCGTCATAAAATCAGTCCCGTCAAACAGCGAATCAACTTCGATTGTGGTTTCGGTGGATGCAGAAAGAGTGCGTTTGGCGCGCTCGCATGCCGTTCTCAATCTTCTTAGCGCGCGATTATTACCGGTTGGATCCTTCTTGGTTTTACGCTTAAATTCTTGCACGCACCAGTTGACAAGACGATTATCAAAATCCTCTCCTCCCAAATGCGTGTCTCCCGCCGTTGCTTTCACCTCAAAAATACCGTCGTCAATTGTGAGAAGTGACACATCAAACGTACCGCCTCCCAAATCAAAAATCAAAATATTGCTCTCCCCCTTTCCTTTTTTATCAAGCCCATACGCGATTGCGGCGGCAGTTGGCTCGTTAATAATGCGCAGCACGTTTAGACCCGCAATCGAACCCGCGTCTTTTGTTGCCTGTCTCTGCCCGTCATTAAAATAAGCCGGAACCGTGATTACCGCATCTTTCACGGGTGAACCCAAATAACTTTCCGCAATTTCCTTCATTTTTACAAGGACCATCGCTGAAATCTCCTCCGGAGAAAACGTCTTTTGCTCTCCCTTGAAATCCACTTGAATGTGTGGTTTTCCACCATCCTTTCCGACAACTTTAAATGACCAATGCTTCATGTCGCCTTGAATGCTTGCATCATCAATTTTCCTGCCAATAAGACGTTTGGCGTCAAATACCGTATTTTCAGGATTCATAGAAACCTGATTTTTTGCAGCATCACCAATGAGACGCTCGCTTTCTGTGAATGCAACATATGAAGGCGTGGTTCGATTTCCCTGATCGTTTGCAATAATTTCAACTCGCTCGTTCTGCCAGACACCAACACACGAATACGTGGTTCCCAAATCAATGCCGATTGCTTTTGACATTTCTTTCTTTATTTATTTAGTTATATCTCTTGATATCCTTTTCTTTATCGTATTTGATTATACGATTATCTCTCTAAATTATTTTTAATAAATACTTTAACCCAAAAATCTTGACACAAAGAATCTTTGCCCAAAAATTATAAAATATATTAAAACAATTTAAACCAAAAATTTATATATTATAAAGAATTATAAATATATAAAATGTTAATGCAAAACGATAGTGATAATGATGCCAATAATGCAAGCAATGATGCAGTTGTAAATAATGTTATTATTGAAAAAAAGAAAAGGGGGAGAAAAAAGAAGATATATTCTAATACTATTTCTGAAGAATCCGAAATTAAAACTGATAACTCTGAAGAGGTTGTAAAAGTAAAAGCTGAAAAGGTTGCAAAAGTAAAAGCTGAAGAGGTTGCAAAAGTAAAAGCTGAAAAGGTTGCAAAAGTAAAAGCTGAAAAGGTTGCAAAAGTAAAAGCTGAAAAGGTTGCAAAAGTAAAAGCTGAAAAGGTTGCAAAAGTAAAAGCTGAAAAGGTTGCAAAAGTAAAAGCTGATAATCCTGAAAATTATATAATTGATACTACAAGTCAAGATTGTTGTCAAGCTGATTCATGTGAACCTGTGGTTGTTCATAAAAAAAGAGGAAGAAAACCTAGAGGTGGAAAAATAATTCAAGAAAATCATACTAATAATATTAATATTCCCGAAGTTCCAAATATTATACTTCATTTGAAGTGTGTGTTGTCTGATTTAAAAACTTCCAACCAATTAAATTCTAATAAAATAGACAACGACAACGACAATGACAATAATTATAACAATAATATTAACACCAAGAGTGTAAATAATAAACAGAATAAACACAGTAAGGGTGGCGAAAAAATATTATGTTATAATGACCAATCTAACAGTCCATTTGGATGCGAAGTTTTAAATTATAATAATGACTCGACAGATTCAAGTGATTCTAATTCAAATTCGCCCAAATGTTCAATTCCGTTGATTCCCACCATTATGATTGATTCTGGCAACAAACACGCATGTACCAACGATGAATGTCAAAGTGTCGCATCTTGTACAAGTGCGTCAAATATACAATATGATCCCATGATATATACTTTACATAAAACTGCACCTCTTCACGCATCTACAAATCATACAAATAATAATTCGGACAGTTTTTCAGATGCAGATAATATAAATATGAAAGACGTATGGAAAAAAATATCACAATTAAAATTAAATTTTCATAAAAGTGACACGTTCCACGCGCTGGGTGGGTTAGGAGGATCAGGAATGCATCGTTCTGCTTGTTTTTGGTGCACGTGTGACTTTGACACTCCACCTATTTATATACCCAAAACAATAATAAAAGACAGTTATAATGTTTACGGTTGTTTTTGTCATCCTGAATGTGCTGCTGCTTTTTTAATGAGTGAAAATATTGATACTTCAGTTAAATTTGAACGGTACTATTTATTGAATTCTTTATATGGACCGGTGTACAAATATAATAAAAGTATAAAACCGGCTCCAAGCCCTTACTATTTATTAAATAAATTTTATGGTAATTTAACCATTGGCGAATATCGTAAACTGTTTCAATGCGAACAACTTGTTTATGTTGTAAATAAACCTCTTACTCACATTTTACCAGAACTATATGAGGACAACAATGATTTTTTGGTTGGAAATAAAATTATTCAAAATAGTACTATTCAATTAAAGAATAGGGTAAATAAAAACGCAAAAACAAACATTATTAATGAAGCATTTGGTATGAAATAAATAAACAAACAATAAACTCCAACCTTACTATCATCCTTTGGTTATAATAAATTTATTTACTTATTTACAATTAAATAAATTTATTTACTTTTTATTTGTTTTCATTTTTGTAGTTACAAATGGTATAAATTAAATCAATCGATCTTTTCTTTACATATTTTTTTATTGATTGATTCGCTCGTTTCTATTTCGTTGATATTTTTGTTTTTATCGTTTTTATGTTCAATATATTCTTTTATTTTTTCTATTTTAGTTTTCCTATCTTGTTGTATCTGATAATTTCGAGATCCTTTATCCATAATATCTCGTATTACACTATATATTTTTTGATTTTTTGTTTTTTTTGCATTCTCATCTTCTTTTGGAGAAATGCCTAAATAATCACCAACTACCTTCATAACATCATTATTGTATAATTTTAATTTTTCAGAAGCTTCATTTTCATCATAATTGGTTTGAGTCATTATAAAATGTATTTGTTGTTTGTGTCGCATTTCCATTTTTTCTTTTAGAATGCTCGATCGTTGCTCTTGTTGATCTTGTTTATCTTTATGCTGCTCTATACTTTCGGATTCATTTTTTTCTTCACTCATTTTTATAAGTTATAATAGGTTATATATTATATATTTAAATATTTTTTAAATCATATTAAACAAACATTTATATTACATGTATCTGAAATATAGCAATAGATATTAGAATATGAGTCACGAAGGACAAGGACAAGTTCAAAATAAAAAATGTATAAATGTTCATGGAGTTGATTTTGACATATCTTCCATTTTAAACGATGTTACAACATCAATTCAAATTAATATACAAAATTCATTTAATCATGTATTAAAAGATCATAATTTGTATAAATCTACTCATGATGCAATCCTCCAAATACCGTTTGTTAGAGAGATGTATATGAAAAATCAAGAACTTGTATCACAAATTGAAATATTAGAACAGCAAGAACAAACAATAAAATTAAACATTCATGAAATTTTAGAAACAGATCCATGTTGTCAATCGCCGCAACACATTGATGTTTTAAAGTCAAATAAAATGAATAAAAAAATTGAATCTGATCAAGAAGAATTAGAAGAAGAAGAACAAGAAGAAGCAGTAAGCGAAGCGGAATCAGAAGAAGCGGAATCAGAAGAAGCGGAATCAGAAGAAGAAGAAGAGGAAGAAGCTGAGGAAGAAGAATCAGAAGAGGAAGAAGAGGAAGAAGAGGAAGAAGAGGAAGAAGAGGAAGAAGAATCAGAAGAAGAAGAAGCTGAGGAAGAAGAGGAAGAAGAAAAAGAGGAAAAAGAACAGGAAGAACAGGAAGAAGAACAGGAAGAAGAGGAAGAAGAGGAAGAAGAGGAAGAAGAAGAACAGGAAGAAGAAGAACAAGAAGAGGAAGAAGAACAGGAAGAAGAACAAGAAGAAGAAGAAGAAGAAGAAGAACAAGTAAAAGAAGAAGAAGAACAAGTAAAAGAACAAGAAGAACAAGTAAAAGAAGAAGAAGAACAAGTAAAAGAACAAGAAGAACAAGTAAAAGAAGAAGAAGAAGAAGAAGAAGTGTACGAGATTGTTATAAAAAATGTAACATATTATACTACAAACGAAGAGAGTGGTGATATTTATTCGTGTGTAGATGGTGATGTCGGCGAGATTGTTGGTCAATTCAAAAACAAGAAACCTGTTTTTATGAAACGTAAATAATAAAATACAAAAAATAATACAAAAAATAATACAAAAAATATATAATATAAATAATAAAAATTTATACTATTTTTTATTATTTTATAATTATATATATTATATCAATAATTTAATTAATTAATTAACTAAAGGAGTAACATGATTCTCGAATATATTTGTCCGCCCGCAATTTTATATTTAGCTTTTTCAATTACTCAAATCGTAATCGATGTTTTTAGAGGAGATACAACTACTGCATTTTTAAAATTCATTGTAATGATTATTTTTACACTGGCATTAAACCTGTTGTGTTCTGCAGGATTGGGAATTATTTCATGGTTTATTGTTTTTATCCCATTTATTTTAATGACATATATCACAACCGTTCTTGCATTTGTTTTTGGAATACCCAAAAAGGATAATTTGCGACCTAAACGACCGGAACGTAAATCTCACGAAGACCATGAACGTGAGCGAAATCATCATATTGTCGGTGGCTGCGCCGGAACGCGTTATGGATGCTGTTATGACAGTAAAATCGCAAAAGCAGATTATCACGGTTCAAATTGTCCGCACAAGCGCCCTGAACCTAAACCTCATCCTGAACCTAAACCTAAACCGCATAAAGACATTATTGGTGGATGTGCCGGAACACAATATGGGTGCTGCGATGACGGAACAACGGCAAAAAAATATGCTGATGACAAATGTAACGGTGAAGTTGGTCCAGTAATATAAAATTACAACATTACATGTATCAATTCATCATTTCTTTTGTAAATTAGAAAAATGATTTTTGAATTAAATTTTAATATATATTTATAAAAAACATTTAAAAATATATACAATATATATATAAATACAATTTTCTATTCTGTAATAAAGTAATAATAAAAATGAATCATAATGTCTTTTGTGAAAATATAAAAAAAAGGTACTATGCTAATTGTCACGACCTTGTTATAAAAGATATAGCATATATAGAAATGAAGTTTATTGCGTTATTTATAGGCGCAGTCGGAGTGTTATATTTAAAAAATAACAATACTATGCTTTCCGAATTGATGTTTCAAGTGAGTTATAAATCATTTTTAGCAGCAACAAAAATTTCAAATGCATATAAACGAGTAAAAAATTATTTTGTTTCTTCAGAAAAAAAGGATAACATTAATAAAAAAATTAAATGTATTTACGATGAAGTTAAAGTTATAAAAAATGGGGTTAGACAAGCGTCGTTTGAAACAATGGAAACATTTAAAGATTCATCTTATTTAGGAAATCCAAATGATTATTATGACGTTCATGAAATTGTCGAATCAGAATCCCCTTGTTCTCCTGATGTTGATTCGTCTTCTTCGTCTTCATCTGCGTCTTCAACTGCGTCTTCGGAGTCATCGTCATATTCAGAAGATCACCGCGATGACCCTTTATTTATAATGGAAAAGAATGATGACTCGAATGATGATGCGCTCGAGTTCAAAACATACGATTTTATATTGCACACGAATTATGATTATTCCGAATCCAATCAGTCGCAAAATAAAAATTATACAAGAATATATAGAACTTTCACAGCAAATGATTACGCAGTGAAAGAACCCATCTATGAAATTTCAAACGCAGAAATGATTATTTGCACTTTGGAAATTGATAATAACGGTAAACTTTATGAAATTGATTTATCATATCCGTATAATGTAAACGTTGTTGGCAATGTCATTCTAGATGAAAAATTTGTTTATTGGTACATGCTTAAAAAATATGATTACGTTATTGAATGCTCTGAAAATTATAAGATTACGTGCATCACGAAGGACGTCAATACATTTCAACTCGATCGTTCGTATGGACTACGTGTGCATTTGAATAAGTATACACTTGAAAAAATGGTTTAATGCATGAAATAATAATACTGGAAACTTACACCCATTATTATTATTATTATTATTATTTTAAAAAATCAATATAAATATATTAATGTATTAAAAATATGAATAATGGCAAAAACGATGGTAAATACAAATACGAATAATACGGTTGACAATAAACCAAAGGACGATGATTCTTCTTCTTCGGGTGATTTGCATGAACTGTCGGATGCATGGATACTTTGGGCTCATTTGCCGCACGATACCGACTGGAGTATAAAGAGTTATATTAAATTGTACACATTTGACACTGTAGAACAAGCAATTACCATTACGGAAATGCTACCCCACATTCTAGTTACAAATTGTATGTTGTTTTTAATGCGAAAAGGAATTAGTCCAATATGGGAAGACGAAAGAAATCGCAACGGCGGTTGTTTTTCTTATAAGATTGTAAATAAAGATGTGCCTGAAACATGGAAAGAGTTGACTTATTCGCTAGTGGGAGAGACCATGTCGGATGATAAAAAGCTGCTCCCGCATATCAATGGAATAACAATTTCTCCGAAGAAAAATTTCTGTATTATAAAGGTGTGGCTAGCAAATTGTTTATTTAATGACGCCGCAGTCATTCGCGAACTGCACGGAATTACTTCACACGGTTGTTTGTTTAAACGACATGTGCCGGAGTATTAATGATGATGACACACCAACAAATTCTTGAATATTAATTAATATTTTTAACATTTTATTTTTAACATTTTATTTTTAACATTTTATAATATAACAATAATCCCCAATTTGTTTCTTGTCTCGAATGTATCTGCTCATTTTTGCAGCACATACATTCTCTGAAATCGCTGCGTCTGCAATGCTATCCCATGTTCCAATAAGCGCATTGGTTTTGATTTCACGTTTTTCTACGACTTTTCCGGTTGTATTTTTGTTCGATTTTTGGATCTGTTCCGTTTGTTTGATATAATCTTCCAATAAGGACAATCCGTAATATCCTTCATTGACTCCATGTTCTGTCCATACGGTTGCTTTCAGCGCATAAGGACACGCATTCAAATATCCTTTGAGTTCTTTCAATTCGACTTCATCAGGCGCGCATTCGCGATGGACGGATTGTTTCCATTTTTTATATTCTCTCAGCAATACAGAATTCAGAATTTTACCAGTGTCTGAAAACTTGCACATTTGAAACAGAAATGTTTCGACCGGTTGTGCGTCGGAAGATGAGAACTTTTTTTTATATTCTGTTTCTCTCAATTTAATTCCAACATAACAATGCGCATTTTGTTTATTGATCGTCATACGCTTCGGCTGAAATCGTGTATCCATATAACTCTTGAATGCGTGGAATATTTCTTTTTTGGGTTTTGTTTGTCTCCACAGGCGAAATCGTCCTTCCAGTTGAACCGACGATTCATACACGTCCGAACGAACAATGCATTCGGCGGAAACAAACTCGTTAAACATTGCCGTGAATTCGGCGCTTGTAGCCGCTGCATCATTCATTGCTTCCTCGTTTATTTCGGGTTCCGGGAAAACCGTGTTGTCATTTTCTTCCTTTCGAAATGAGTCAATCACCGCTTTTTGTTTTTTCACAGTTTCTTGAAGTGCATCAATTTCAATTTTAGCTTTATTATAATTTCCTGTCATTATTTCGAAGTTGGTTGACAAAATATCATTTTGGCTTCGCAACATTTGAATTTCCGTTTCCATTTTTAGAAAATTCTCCATGCACAATTTTCTCGAATCGATAATATCTTGAATGTATTTTTTCAATTTTTCAATCGTCATATTCACTTCATCATATGCAATGATTTCGGTTTTGCATTTGTCATTCACTTTAATCATGCGCAAATGTTTTTGAATCTTTGGGTGCTTTTTCATGAGATTCTCAATCTCGGTCTTGTTCTGCACGCGGTATGCAGACACTAATCTGAAATTTATATACTTTTTGCGGTGGTCCAGCACTCGATTCGACAAGTCGTTTGAAATGCCAAATTTTATCAGTTTTTCTCCTTTTTCATTCGTGTTGTCAATTGTTCCGAAATAAACGCACTCTGTATTCTGCGGAAATTGTGCAATAATCACTTGTTCAACCGCGCGGGTTTTTTCTTTTTCTTTGGCGGTTTCAAGAGACACTAGCTCTTCTTGTTTTTTATCGATTTCTTTTTGCATATTGTAAATACCCGTAACTCGAATTTCCTTTATCACATCACAAACCCAATTTTGAAATTTTTGGGCAATCGGTTTCCTAGATCGAAACAGTACTTTATATAATCCTTTTTCGGTTAAAAATGTTATATCTTGCAATCTTCCCGTGCCGTCAGTAGTACTTACAGCACGCTTTTCAGAATCATCGAAATCTGTAATTGACATTCTTATGTTACTTATTTCTAATATTACTCCCACGTCACTCGCTCGAAATAGCGGGTCGTCTATTGTTCCTTTAATAATGATTTCTGTATGCAAATCATTTGCATTAAATGCTTTTACTATATCCATTTTCTTTGGTGTTGTAATACTATAATTTACGACATCTCTTTAAGTTCATTTATTTATAATATTTTATAATATTTAAATAAATAATGTTTCCGCGTGTATACTAAAGGGAGTCATAGTATGTACTCCCCTTGTTTGCTCACCAATCGGGTAAGAAAATATTTATTTTAATCATAAATATTTATTTTGCTCCTGAACCTTCAGGAGAAGCTTTGAAAAACATCTTTGGTCCGCTCACATGTGGAGCAAATGTAGATGTTACTTGTTTTTACTATCGAACCTTCGCGAGCAAAATCTGCTTTCGCTTTTTAAAATCAAAAGCAATGTAAATATTATGCTACCATTTATTTTTTCGCACGTTGATTTTAGGTCCTGAACCCTTTTTGTTAATGTTTTTCGGGTCATATGACTCCTCTTCATCATCAGAATTTAAATCCTTGCTCATCTCCCAGAATTCTTTACTACCGAGTTTAAACGGCCCGTGCTGTTGCGCCTTGTACCAGAAAATTTGGTCCTGTAGTTTATTCGACTTGGCATTGTTGTTTATCACCAAACACTCGTAGTTTTCAGTACACTGATCCATGACTTGACAGAAGGACTCAAAAGTCGGAAACATGCCCGCGTAATTTTCATAGATTCTTTTTCGATTGCCAATATACGGCTCTCGCAGGATAAATACATAGTCAATATTGGTTCTTAAATTTGGAGGGATACCTAAAGGATATTGCATTGTGATGACCAGCATAATCTTCCAATGGCGACCATTCATAAAGAGGAGGCGCATCATAGTGTCGCGGGTCCATTTATTATCGAATAAGCAATCATCAAGGACGACAAAGGTTCGGGGGTCTATGGTGCTCCGTTTATATGATTCTATTTCTTTTTTCACTTGTTTTAGGACTGCTTTTTGTCGTTTCAGGATATTTTCTATGATGGCGGTGTTGTATGCGTCATGGATGAAGAGTTTCGGCACGTGTTCTCCGAAGAATCCGTTTCCTGCTTCCGTTCCTGAAATGACGGTTCCAATTGGGATGTCCTGATGGTAGTACATGAGATCTTTTACTAAAAAACTTTTACCGGTGTCGCGTCGACCGATTAAGACAATAACTGGACCTTTATTTTCATCGGGTCTAAAGCTGATGGATCGCATATCGAATTTTCCTAATTCTAAATTCATTTATACTTTATAGTTATACTTTTAGAGAGAAATAGAGAGAATCGAGAGAATAATAGTAATGTAAATATAATTGTAACTATAAAATGAATATGATATAATTAAATAATATAATGAAATAAAATATTTGGTTAATTTAAACTCATTTTTAATACAGTAAAAATAATAAAATATTCATACCATCAAAAATAAGATAAAATAAAATCATGTCGAAAAAATCTGTAAAAAAATATAAAAATTGTAAAGATAATAAAAATGGTAAAACAAGGAAATTCTTATACAATCCGAATGATCCTAAAAAATCATTTGATGTTTATATAGATAAAAATCCAAGAGACACAATACATATAAAATATAAAACGGTGGATGATGTAAACACGACAATTCGCAAACTAGAGAAGCTATATAAAGATAAAAAATATACACATAAACGCATATGGCAGGTGGGAATGATTATGAAGGTCCGGCTAGAAGTGTTGCGAAATAAAAAACCGAAGGAGTATCATTTAGCTAAAAAGTATTTCAAATTTCTTGTCACTAGAACAAAAATGGATGATAAAGATCGATACAATGCGAATTTTAATGTAGTAGAGTGATTATAAAATATTCTTATAAAAAATAAGTTTAAATACTTGTATTTTTCTATATATAGACAGTATTAATTTAAATTTATCAGTTATTTTAATCCCGTTATTTTCTATCGATCTCTCTAGAACATGTCCTGTATAAAAAATGCATTTGAGCTCTATTATCAAAAACCAAGAAACGATAATCTTCTTAAAAATTTAGAAGAAACGCGCATGGGACTTTCTCATTGTCAAAATTTTATTCCGCTGTATTCTACTTTTTTTTCTTTGAATGATACAAACTACAATTCCATTAATTTAAATCAAACATTTAGTATACAGTCGATAGGTTATTGTGAATCTAATAGTGGATCTGGTTCTGAAGAAGAACAAAATAGTCAACATTTTAAAAATATTGCAAATGCAAGTGTTAAAAAAAAGGATGATGATAATGTTGTCGACGTTCCTGTTTTTTTTAAATTCTCTCCGCTTTTGGATCCTATAAAATATCTGGCTGGCAGTTATGATACGCAAAATGAAGCATTACTCCATCTTCCAGAGTTGCATTCTTTGCCGATTTCTACTTCCAGGTCTGATAAACATGATAAAGATAAAGATAAACATTATTGTCATCCAAAAATATTGGATCCAAACAATGCCGCATATGTTGATGGTTTTTTCTCATACTTGTCGAGTCAATTATTACACACTCATGATTTCATACACGGTATTGATTTTTACGGCGCATACTTGGCAACTCAAAAGGATTTTACTTTCAATATGTTTGACGACCAAGAGTATTTAATGAAGAATGATTTTTTTAAAGATAAAAATGGAGTTCTTTTTTATTACGACGAAGCAGAATGTCAAAATATTCTAACATGGAATCAAGACAAAAAATGCGGTCATAAAGAAACAAAAAGTAAAAATTCTAAAATACAAATTTCAAGTGGTACTGTCGAAATTATTGCCGATTGCATTGACACATGTGAAAAATCCGATAATCAGGTCACTGCCATCACTGATATTGAATTGGTTGACTTGTCAAAATCACACATTTTTAAAATAAATGATGATACTGATGACAATAATAATAACGATACTAACGAAAGTAACATTAATAATAACGAGAATAACGATGGTCTCGATAATTATAATAAATGCGGAGAATGTGATTCGCATTCATCATCTTCGTCTTCTTGCTCGTCGCGCTCATCTCACACTACAAATGGGTCGCTTTATAATATGAGCGACAATAACAATGATTCTATTTCTGACGCTGACTCTTATAATGAAAGCGACGAAGAGAGTGAAGGCGATGAAGGCGACGAAGGCGACGAAGGCGAAGAAGGCGACGAAGAAGAAGAGGAAGAAGAAGAAATTTTGAATGCAATTATTTACGATTTTCCAGTTGAAGTGATTGCGCTTGAACGGTGTAGCAAAACGCTCGACTATTTGATGGTAAAAGATATTTTATCGGATGAAGAATGGGAGGCCGCGCTAATGCAAATTGTCATGACGTTGGCCACCTATCAGAAACTGTTTGCGTTTACGCATAATGACTTGCACACAAATAACATCATGTACAATGAAACCGACAAAAAATTTATATATTATTGTTTCAATAAAAAGTTCTACAAGGTTCCCACGTTTGGCAGAATATTTAAAATTATAGATTTCGGCCGCGCCATTTATACATTCAATTCCAAGCTGGTATGCAGCGACAGTTTTCATAGAAGCGGAGATGCCGCAACCCAATACAACTGCGAACCTTATTTCAATGATAAGAAACCGAATGTTGAACCGAATTACAGTTTCGATTTATGCAGATTGGGATGTTCTCTTTTTGATTTTTTTATTGACGACATTGAAAGTGTGGAGTCCGAATGTAAAAAGAGCCGTTTAACCAAGTTAGTTGTTGACTGGATAACGGACGACAACGGGCGAAATATTTTGTATAAAAAAAGTGGCGTTGACAGGTATCCTGATTTCAAATTATACAAGATGATTGCAAGAACTGTCCACAATAAAGTCCCATCTCAGCAGCTTATAAAACACGCCGTTTTCACCCAGTACGAAATACCGCAAAAGAATATTAAAAAATCATTCACCATTTTGAATATTGATAGTATTCCAAGTTATATTTAACTTTTATTTAGGGATACGAAATCCATATTTCATTTTTTTTTAATTTATAAATTTATAATATTATTTTTTTAACTGTTATATATAAAGTATATTTTTAATTTATATTTTATATATTTTATGGCTGCCGCCGCACCGCCCTTGCAACAATTGCCACCGAAATTAGAACCATATGATATTATTTGCGGTAGAGAATTCAATGATCAAAATGTGGCTTGTTTACCTCCAAACCAAGAGTTAAAAATATATCTAGCAGGTTTTATAAATTTATTTGTAAATACATTACTACGTGAATCGGGGAATGGAAAACAATCTTGCACTCCTGTTAATATTTGGCGATTAAAACGAACCATATTTGTAATATGTTCAACTCTTCGTTTTTATACAATGTTTGCCACTTACATGAACGAGATGCCAAACGTTGATGTTGGCGGTGTAATGACACCCCTCTTCAATATGAATTATATACAAAACCTGAATCAACCCTTTAAATTAATTATTATTGCCGATGACGGAATGCGCATAGATTGTAAAATATTACATTTATTTGTAGGCGGGCTTGCTTATCATATGTTGGCAACAGTAGGGTGGTTAAGAGAACCACATCCCGGATCACGCGGAGTGAAATTAGATGGATTTTATACTCTTTTTTTACCCGATAATACGCTAGTTCCGCAGAATGTGATAAACGCGTGTTATCACACTATCGGAACTTCTATACAGAAAGCATATGTTACGCGTAGTGTTTTATTTTTTGGAATTGGTAGCGGAACTGGTACTATTGAAGACGAATTGAGACGATTACCTGGACATATTACAACATATGTAGCAAATACTGACACATTAAACCCTCCAATTCCTGAAACAAATATTGTCTGGAATAATGCAAATCAGATAACATCAAATATGATTTTTTTATCATATAAAGACCAGTCAGGCACTGATATTGAAATTATACTCCGATCGGTAACGGGCGGAACACTTCTGATTCGTGACATGATGAACCCTGTTAATTTTCAAGAATGGCAAATTGCTGATGTGGATGTTGTTGCCGACCATTATGTTCAATACACTGTGCGTTTGACACAAGGTCAATGGCAAGTGCCAAATGGTACAACGTGCCAACTCATTATAATGCGACCCGGACAAACTGTTCCGACTATAAATGACGAATTATCTCATCAAATAACCAATTTTACGAGACAAATAGGTGGTGTAAAAAAAAGACAAAATAAAAGCAAACGAAGAAAAAATAACAGATCAAATAAAAAAATAAAAAGTAGAAGACGTCACAATGTAAAACGCTCTTATAGACGCAATCGCTTTTATTAAAATTAATAATTGGAAAGTTAAAACAAAACGGTTTAAGAAAACGTTGAAATATAAAACTAAATATAATTTAAAATATAAAATAAATCATATACTAGATTTATCTATTGTAAAAACAATATCATCATAACGATTTTTATTGGGCCTTAAGTCATAAATTCTAATAAATTGTTTCAAATGCGATGGAACCTCATCTTTAAGTACATTAATCCAGTCAATACTTTGAACATCTTCAATTATTAATATACCGTCGTCAGTCATTATTTGTGAATATAATCTTATAAATTGTTTCATACTTTCTAAACTATGCGGTCCATCATCTAGCATAAAATCACATTTGATATTTTTATTTAAAAAATTATCAATGAAAAATGTTTCATTGTATGCGTCACTTGATGTATGTAGTATAATATTTTCTTTATTTTTAATACCTTCCCAAACATTATTGATGTGCATTATGTCTAACCCATACACCGTTGCATTTGTAAAAAAATCACTCCACAGTTTTATACTTCCCCCATGATATATTCCTATCTCTAATACATTTTTAGCAGTTTCCTTTTTAGTTATCAATAAGTTTTGATAAAGGTCTAAATATGAATGCACAGTATTTTTGTCAGTTCTCGAATTATCTACTATACTTTGTAAACTCATTTTATATATAAAATAATGTATTATTTTTATATATAAAATAATATAAAATAATAATATATATTATTATATTATTATTATATATTATTATTTTATATTATTATTTTTTTATTTTTATTATTGTAATAAATATATACATACAAATTATAGATGACGGTCGTAACCACTCCGAGACAGAATGCTCCTATAAACTTTAGGACATCAAATTCGCTGAGAACAACAAAAGTGCCACATTATGCCACTAAAACCGCCACTACAAACAGTTCAGTACCCGGACTACATCGTCCCAACACAAACGGCGTTTCATCAAATATAAATCAGCGCGATTTTAATGGCCCTGAATTTAAAGCGCGCCCCATCAAGCACTGGAGGCGCCAACACATTCCCACATCAGTTGCAAATTCTGACAATCAGGCAACTTATATAGCTTCATCATCTTCAGGTGGGGGTGCAACCGTCGGACTGTTAATGGATCGACCCGGTGCGGTATCGTATCTTGGATCTTCGTGTAAATGCGCCGAACCCGGCGGAAATTCGTATACCATTAGCGAATATTTTACTGAGAATCCAAAACCGTCGGGCATCATTGTTCGTAATCAAGGATCCGTCAGCGTAAACTATGACGGTGGAAATAATCCGGATGGGTATGAAATCAACACTGGTATTTACGCCACAAAATGCATTGCGTGCAACCCGCCAAACAATGTGAGTCGAAGCGCATCCACGCTTTTAAGTCGAGCGTACTATTCGGATACAACCGGATATTTGGTATCGAGGTGCAAAACGTACCAGCAAAATGCATCGATTAATCGCGCCGCCGGCGTAACATACACCGGACACAACAATGAACACTTGTGGCCAACGAATGATAAAAATGGCCCGCAAGTTTATAGAACCAATGACATTTATAAACCGCGCGTGAGTCCATATACGTGCAAAAACGGAACAGGGGCATCACCCGTTATTTTTAAACCCAATAATCACCAGTACTCGATTCAAGGTGCGGTAGATAGCAGCACCCGAATTGAAAAACTCAAGCTGACAACTATTACCACGAATGCCAACTCTTTGAGAACCGCGTTTGGAAACGAAGCGGCTAGCGCGTGCAGGTTCACGGGAAGCGGCGATACCCCCTATTTTCTCAAAAATAAATATCAACCACCTATTTGCAGCCAAATAAATACGGTTAAATTATATCGGCAGAATAAACGTATATGCAGTTTATAACCTCTAAAAATAAGTATTCTAAAAAACTTGTGTTAAACTTGTGTTAAACTTGTGTTAAACTTGTGTTAAACTTGTGTTAAACTTGTGGAGGGATAACCGTAACATTATTGTCTAAATACGGACACTTGACGGCATTTGGTTTCAGCGCAAAACAATTGTATGCCATGTCCTTATACTGAAACATGTCTTGATTGTCAACTGTCGGATAAACAACCACAGACCGCTGAGATGGAGAGGATAAATAAATAAACAACATGCCTACAAGAAAACTAATTATAAAATATTTAATTGAAATATATTTCATTTTTTAACTAATAAAATAAAATAAAATGAATTGTTATATTATATAGATATATAGATATAGCTATAAAATAAAATAATAATTATTAATTTATTAATAATTTTATTAATAAATTTTAAAATAGTGTCTAATAATAGTATATAATAATGATTAATTTAAAGGATTGGATACATAAAGAAAATAGCAAGTATATTATATCGATAATTTTGGGTCTTGGTTTAGCCGCATTATTTAGAAAAGCGTGCAAAGATGGCGATTGTCTTCATTTTGAATCTCCACCCATTAAGGATCTGACAAATGGAAATGTTTATAAATACGGAAACGAATGTTATAATTATAATATTTCCACACAAAAATGCGATTCAAATAAAAAAACGGTTGAATTAAGCAATGGATTGCGTAATATGATATAGTATAATTTTATTCATTATATTTAGAAGAAAATATATAAAAAATATAATGAATGATACAACAAGTATTGACGATTTGCCCGGAGTTCCCGCTATACACGGTAATGGTCCCGGTGTTGTCCAAAACACAATGAGTGCCGAAACTCCTGTTCAAACATATAATCCGAATATTTCAACAATGCCATCACAGCAGCAACAGCAGCAACAGCAACAACAGCAGCAGCAACAACCAATGTCGCAAACAACCGTTGCATCCAACATGAATGTAAACGAATTTGTGTCCGGACTACAGCGCGCAACCAGTTCTGGGCTAACAGCTCTTCCCATTCGCGATGTTCCCAGAAATACCGAATCCGTTGTTTCAGACGAACAAACGGTGCCGAATTTTATTCCCAAAGCTCCCGTCGATTATATACGCGAACATCATGAAGATACCCAAACTTTTATGGGACATCGCGCGAGATCGGCAAACCAGTCAGAGTCGCTAGATTTAATTTACGACACGCTGCAAGTTCCCATCCTTTTAGCAATTCTTTATTTTACATTTCAGTTACCGGTTATGCGAAAATACTTGCTGATGTACTTGCCAAGCATTTTTAACAAGGATGGTAATCATAATCTTTCAGGGCTGCTTTTTATAAGCATTTTATTTTCATGCACATATTACGGTATTAATTTTGTTCTTAACCAATTTGTTCTAGAATCTGAATAAATGATATTTTTTTATTTTCCTATAATATCTTATTTATATTTATTTATGAAAATACTTTTTTATGCGTTTTGATCTTAAAAAATAATCGTCGTTGTGATCGTTGTGATCGTCGTGATCGTCGTGATCGTTGTGGTCGTCGTCGAGTTGAATGTTTACTGTTTTTATTTTTATTTTTATTTTTATTTTTAGTATTGTTTCTGCTTCTTGACCCGCCTGGTGATTGGGGTACTAATGCCATTATTTTTCGATAAATTTCGCTGTTGCCATGTTGCAATAAACATAATTCAACCGTTTCAAAACATGGCAACTCGTTATCTACAGGTAAAAATTGTAAAATGAAACTATTTCTTCTACTTTTTTCTTTTTCAATGATATCACGCATGTCATCGATGCTGATATCCAATATACCGCTCATAGAAAGCACTTTGTAAGAGAGTCCAAGTAAAAATAAGTTCATTTGTTTTTGTTTCATACGTAGCTGGCCAATAACATGGTTTACACCATCAACTCCAACTCTTGCCGGTATTGTTATTTCATCGCGAACTCTTCCAACATCAATTCTGCATACGTTTATAAACTTATATAACAGATCTGATGCCAATTCCGATGGCTCTGTAAAAGAGAATATTATTTTTTTCAAATCTAATATTGCTTGTAGATTTGTTGTTTCCCCCGTGTTATAATATTGAATAAAAAAATCTACAAATGCATTTATCACTAGTAATATTAATTTATTTGCAACAATTAGATTAGCTGGATCATATTGATATTTTCCAAATATGTTTGGTTTATTGCAATCCACTCCATTGGCAACTACAACTCCATGTTCATCTATATTACACGCCAATTGGGGAATATCTAAATCCAAACTTATTCCGTAAATTGTATTCATTTTTTTTACTTGTATTACTTTTTTTACTAACTTATACTAAATTAAATAAATATAATATTATTTTTTATTTATTTAATTACTTATATTATAACGTATATCCGTTTCCGTTTAGTATCCCTCCCATTTGCTTCCTTGATCCTCTTTTTTTTTTAGTAGAGCCAAATTTACCTTTTTTTGTAAAATAACCATACTTTTCAAGACGCATTTCTTTTTTAGCGGTAATGTGTTTTTTTTTACTCACAATGTATCCCTCTTTATTATAAAGTAATTTGTCTTTGGTTAGTTCGCCGGTGGTCATGTACGCAGTCCCATTAATGACTTGAGTTCGAGACCCGCGTATTTTTTCATACGTGTTTCCTTTAATGTTATAAAGACCGGTTTTTTTATCTCTTGTGTATCCCATTACTTATTATATTAATATTTAATATAATTACTAAATATTTTTATTTTTATTTTATTTTACATTTTTACATTTAAATAAATAAAATACCAATAAAAATTCGTAAAATAAAAATTCATTATACGAATAAACCCATCTGCTTAGCCCAATAGCCACTATGGGATGAGGACTCAAACTTATTATAAAAATAAAAATAAATATAAAATAAAATGACTCAAATTTTATTACCTATTTATGTCTTAATGTGCTTTCCGCGATTTGCGTGATTTGCGCGATTTCTTACTACGAGTTCCTTTCCTTTGAGTTTTCTTATCGCCAATAAAAACAGAACCAAATTTACCTTTGCCAATTGGAACCCATCCCGCCTTCTTAAGACGATTCTCGCGTTTGGCAGTTGCATGTTTGCGCCTGGAAACGATTCTTCCGTATTTGTTGTACATGAGGTGACTCTTGGTCAAACCGCCTACGGTTTTATACGCCGTGCCGTGCATAACTTGGGGCCTTGATCCCCTTATAATAGAATAAGTATGTCCAGCAAGATGGTACATTCCATCAGAACCTTTTTTTGCCATTTTATTATGTTTATTATGTTTATTATATATTTATGATAAGAAAATAAAATATTATATTTTGTATAATAAATATAATATATTTTGTATAATAAATATAATAAATGTTAAATAAAATTCCTAAACTTGTTTCAATTAAAGATTTAAATTTTAAATATAATAATAATTATAAAAATGATACAATAATATCCAATAATATCCAATATTAGTTAGCAGCGCGAAAAACAAACGGTTTGAGGGCCTGCAATCGCGGGACCAACGCTGCAATTTTGATACGGCATGTAACGATTTGTTGATGTATAACCCGGCCCTGACCCGCCCGGACACCCAGCCCATTTTCCAAAAGCATTCAGCGGTTTGTTTGCAAATTGAAAACGCCCCCCTCCTTGAAATCGCGATGTGGTGATAATAATAGAGTTTCTTACATATCTTGGCACCAAACTTGTGTTTGCATTGTCGATATTATATTGAAAAACAGGAAGAGGACAATTTCCTCTGCATAAACTTCTACCTTTAACGTACACCATTTTAGTTCCTTATTATATGTTATGTGTATATATTTTATTATTATTTAAAGTATTTACATAATTTTCAAGTATTTTCGAGTAGCGTTTTTTTTCCGTGACAGTTTCTACACAGTGCAATTAGATTACTTACATCATTGGACCCCCCTTTGAATAGAGGAACATGATGATCAATTTCGTACGTATAATCCAGTATTTGTCTACATGTTCCACACTTCCATTCTTGATTGCTTGCAACCATTTTTTTTGTTAAAGATGTCACATTTCGTTTATGAATCTTACACTTTTTATTACCACCATCATTTTTGAGATTGTCGTATTCTTCTTCTGTTATTATTACATATGGTGATAAATCTGTTATTTCGCTTGACTCTTTTGCTTGTGTAATTGTTTTATTATTTTTACCATTGTATAAATAGTATATACCATCATATGATTTGTATACGACATATGTTCCTAATTTAAAAACACATTTACATATTATACTGGATACTGCATCTAATAAAAATAAAAATACCATACAATTTATTAATATAGAGTGTACTATTATTATCTATAATATATTTTTATAATATTTTTATCCTATTTTATTATTCATGGTATTGTATTGTTATTTTATAAAAATTGAAAATAGTAATATATGCTATAAAATACAATACATACAGACAAAATAGTGAGAGGAATAATCATGTCATCTGCCGATACAACATATACTGCATCTTCATCTTCATCGTCTTTGCGCATGGAAATCAATGGACGCCCATTTTACATTAAAACAAAAAATAATGTGCCTTATATTTATGACATTGACACTCATGATGAAGTTGGATACTGGTCTTCAAAAAAAGGGTCATATGTCATGTTTTCATTATATAATAAACTCATGAATGATTTGAAGCAAAAAGCGGATTCAGAGTCCGATTCGTCGTCGTCGTCATCATTAGATGAAGAATATTCAGAAGAAGAAGGTGAAGATGAAGAAGACGAAGAAATCGAAGAAGACGAAGAAGACGAAGAAGATGAAGAAGACGAAGAAGACGAAGAAGACGAAGAAGACGAAGAAGAAGAAGGTGAAGAAGAAGAAGATGAAGAGGACGAAGGCGAAAACGACAGCGAAATCGAAGAAGAAGGCGAAGTTCTTGCCCCTACATCAGAAAAACAAACCACTACTTATTCAATTGTCATGTTATTTGTCGTCCTTTTCATGTATTTGACATTGCAAAAGGAATTTCAGTCGATATATTTCGATTTTGCATTTATTATTTTAATTAATTTGCTCAATACATCAAAGGCATTCGAAATATTGAATGACGAATAAATATACATTATTATATTATATTTACATTGTGTTACATTGTGTTACATTGTGTTAAAGTTTACTATTATTTTGTTTTTTTAGTTCCATATTCTCTCTAGCTGTTTTGTTGTAAAGCTCTTTTAATTGGCGATTTTGTTCTTGTAATTTATAAACATCATCTTGTAACCCGAATATTATTTTTTGCTGAGATTCAATTTTCTGAAATATTTCGGGGCTCGTTTTTACAATTTCATCATAAAGTCGCTTCTTTGCATCTTGTTTTTCGAGAGCGGCTCGCTTCATTTCCTCTTTTTTTTTAATCATTTCTTGTGTTTCTTTCATTACATCCGGTTTCATAATCGGTTCTCCTGGTGGATATTCAAGAAGCACCGTTTCAAGATTCATAAAAAAATCTATAACGCTTTCGTCTTTAATAAAATCGTGCACCGTTTTGTCAGAGAGACGCATCACATTGCTAAATGGATCTTGTAGCAACGTGCGCTTGTCGAAAGTATTGTGTCGATGAGAAAAAACAAGAATTGTTTTCATAGAATCAAGTTGAACGAATGGAACAGTGTATCCCTTTAAAAATTCTCGTTCTTCTGCCAAACATGCATCATTATTGTACTTATGCTCTTGCAACAACTCTTTTCGGAATGCAAATGTGCCCGCAGTTGCATGATTGGGTCCATACGGTCCGAATTGCACCATTTGATTCGTATCCTTGAAATAAATATACATTTCGCTGCTTCCGGCGCATAACACGGTGGGATTTTTTATTAAGGTCTCTACTGCGTGCGATACGCGTTCTGGTGGATAGTAGTCATCATCATCCATATAGACAATTATGGACCCGCGAGCTTTGTTATGCATAACGTTTCGTTTTTTCCCGAGCGTCAACTTTTTGTCAAACTTAAAATATGAAACGAGCGGGTGATCGGAAACCAAATCTTCAATTTTATCCGTTCCGTCGTCCACAATAATCCATTCCATTTTATCCTTCGGATATGTTTGACTGTCAACGCACTTTATTAAATTTAAAATAAATGGTCTCCGATTAAATGTTGGTGTGCAAATGCTGATAAATGGCATGACAAATGGCATAGAATTTTCAGGCATAGAGTTACTTATTTAATTAATAATTATTTAGTAATTAATTAAATGAACAAATTGTCTTTAGATGGATTTAGAACGCATACATATTGAATAAGAATAACCCCACTGCAACCAAAACATAGTATGGCTCATTCTCTTTCAAATATTTAAATGCATTCATAACCATTCCAATGCTGAATAGTAACAACCACAGCGTCTTCTTTTTCTTGAATACTTCAAATACTATTTTTGTTTTGGTTGCTTCATTGTTTTGCACGAATGGAATCCATAAAAAGAGCAGAATGGCCTGGAATATGAATCCAAAGAAATTCAGGAAAGGTGGTATCCACGATAACAGAAAAAGTCCTAGCGTCCATGCTAATCCTGCCAACACAAATCCGCTGTTATAAAATTGAAATGCGTATGTCATAAAAAACCCGATAAATCCACCATACATTCCGATAACGTAAATAAACAGAACACCTATAGCCATTATTGCATTTTCTATTATTCCGTAGGTATCATTCTGATCTTGTAATAATAATGAACTCAAGCTCGAACACACCATTTTTATAAATGCTCTGAATGTTGCATACGTATTTTTCGAAGACATGGAAAGCCAAAATGAAAAAGATGTGTATTCTATGAATGCGTTGGGATCTTTTAATTCTTGTTTAATAACATTGCACGTTTTGGAACAGGTGTTGCCCTCGTCATCTACAGGATCGCAATATAAGTTATAAGGGAAGCCGTATGAATATAAAGCATCATCTGAAACTTCAGCTGTTTGCGCCGCCATACCCCCCAATCTCGGATCAGATGGGGCACAATACGGATAGGCGTTTATGTTAGATGGCATAAACTTGTTTAATAACCTTTTTGAAATTGACATGCGAACCAATACTAGAAACGATGCACCTAAATATCCGATAATGCATACCTGAATAAATAGAAAAAATAAACTCTTGAAAAAGTCGGCATATGGTGCAATAGAAGGGTTCATATTACCTGAAGGGTCGGTTGCATTACCTGATGGATCGGTTGCATTACCTGAAGGGTCGGTTGCATTACCTGATGCGTCGGTAGAAGAAAATGGTGACAATGATGGGAACAAATTTCCAAACAGTCCGTTACCTGATGCGTCGACCGTATTACCTGATGCGTCGACCGTATTACCTGATACGTCGACCGTATTACCTGATGCATCAGTTGAAGAAAATAATGCAAAGGGTTCCAATTTCGATAATGATGATGACGATGATGAAAATAAATCTTTTATACTGGTTGTCCCATTTAAAAATGATGATAACATTGAATATTTTAAAAATGTAAAATAAATATTTTTTTAGTAATAATAGTAATAATATATAGTTATAATATACTTATAATTAAAAATAAAATATTATCATTCATTTTATTTTTATTTTATTTTATTTTAAATAATGTGATTTCTCTATAATCTCTCTAAAATATTCCTTAAACATTAGATCTGATTTGTATAATATTGTCCTTCTATTGCATTTCATTTCTAAATATAGATTTATATTTTCTATGATAGAGAGATTAGAGAGAAAACACATTAATTAAAAATAAAAATAAAAAATGAATTAAATGATAGGATAATCAAATACTTATTATACGATTAAATATATTTTACAAACCTACTTAAAGCTGTGACAATATTAATGTTATAAGTAGCAATCAATATAAGATGGCAACAGCATGTGGTTCTTGTGATAAGAAGTTGGCGGGATGTGTAAAGTGGTTCAATATGAAGACGGGGTTCGGATTTTTAACCGTTGTTCAGGGTGTTTGTGGAAACGATCTTAAAGTTGGAAGTGAGATTTTCGTTCATCATTCCAATGTCAAGGTGGCAGAGGAGCAATACAGGTTTTTGGTTCAAGGCGAATATGTTGAGTTTGATGTTTCCAACGTTGCCAATGGACAGCATTCGTGTCAGGCGATTAACGTCACTGGAATGTTTGGAGGTAAATTGATGTGCGAGACGCGAAATGATGTGCGTCAACAGCGTGGCGGCGATGAGGACGGAGATGACTCGTATGTTCCCGTATTGAGAAGATCAAGTTCGTCGTCTTTTTCTTCTTCTTCCAACCCTACATCTGAATCTCGTTCATCATTTACAAGGACGCGGGTCGGTGATCGAGTCGGACGCAGGTAATATTCTGACACAAATCGTGATATCCGTAAAATAAAATAAAAGATATAAATACAACAAAACTAAACTAAACAAAACTAAACAAAACAAATAAAATAAATCGATATCGATGTTTGATTTATTTTATCCTAAAAATTCGAATACTTTTATATTATAATAAGAAATATAAAGACAATTCCATTATTGTTGTATTTTGTTGGGTTTATATAATTTCCGTAAAATAAATACATCGTAAAAAATAAAAAATATAAATAATGTGGTCGACAATATTACTTTAAATATATCATTTGAATTATTATTTGGAAACATAATTTTTTTATAATACGGAATATAATACAAACAGTACCATAAAGACAGTGGCATTCTAACAAAAAAAATACAGAACGTTCTATATAATTTCAATAATCGTGCATTATTTTTTAATACATTATTCATGGCTGATATGCATTCCATAATTAAAACATTACTCAATTGTAATGGAGTAATTTGTATGAAACTCGCATAAGTAATTGTAGCAAAAAAATGATGAATAACCAAATCTTTTCTGTATAATATTTTTCGATGTTTAGATAATGTCATGTGATATGTATCCCAACCCAAATAAAACAACATCAGCAAACAATTTTGATAATATGGTGTAAAAAAATGGATGTTAGAGTTTGCGGGATTGGGATCAAGATCAAATACTGAGTAATTATACCAACTATATAGAGACATGGTGCACATGGCGTAAATAAAATAACACCGTTTTTTTATATGTTCGGACTGAATAATATCCATTATTATAATAAAATTAAATTACTTTAAATATTTGATAAATATTATGATTAGTATATTATAAAATAATATTCTTATATTATTTTTTATAAAATATAAATTTATATTTCAATGTGTCTATTTTTTACCACTTTATTTGCAAGAGTGAATGCCTTCTTTTTATGATCACATCCATCTTTCAAAATATGATAATCGACAATCGCGGCATTGCCGCCTGTAATGGAGCTTGCTAAACGCGCTAGTCCCCATGATTGTGCCGTTTGATTGGGCCTTGAACCTGAAGAATAATATGCGCCTTCCCCTTTTTTAACAATTTTGTTCAGAGCGTCTAAAGAACATCCAGTTTTTTTTACAAGTTCTTTATTTGGAGTTACATTTTTAATCCCGTATATTTTTTGGGCACGTTGAATGTGGGAAGATTTTTTATTTTTAAAAGATGCCACTTTTTTCCGTGTAAAATATTTTTTATTTTTATACATTTTTCGTGACTTTTTCAACATGTTCAATTGAAGTTTCTTATCTTTACTGGATAAATGTTTAGGGACATATCGATTCGGTATACTATGATATCTATTTCTTCTTCTACTATATTCTTTAATTTTCATTTTTTTAAAAAAATATTATTATTATTCTTATTATTATTATTTATTTTATTATTTTTGGATTTAATTATATTCATATTTAAATTATTTAAATTTAAATCGTTTATTGTCGCGCCGTCGTTGCAATTTGATATTTTAGTTTCAAGTTTTCAATCACCATGTCTTTTAATTCCCCATCTTTTTTATACCACTGAACTTCTTTCTCATGCAATTCATCCTTATGTTGAATTGTTATTTTAAGTCGCGCAATCACATTCTCGTGCTCCTTAATCCCGTCTTTCAACTCGATAATCTGATTCTGAAGTCCGCGTGTTGCACCCGCAAATTCCTCCCCAATTCGCCGGTATAGTTTCTTTATATTTGCAAACTGTTTTTCATCCAATGCAACCAGCTCATTGTATCCCTGCGGTGTTTTCATGCGCGCATCCCATGCGGTAAACGTTTCGCGCACTTCACTTTCTGCTTCAGATGTGTATTTTGTATCAATAATTTGAAACACCCCCGTAGTCACAGTAACACCTGGTAACTTTGAATATTCGGCTTCGAGTTCAATGACTCTGCGCGCCAAATCATCCGTGAAACCAAACTTATATACGGTTGAGTCATCCGGAATAGTTTCACAAATTCTGAATGTTTCGCGCAATTCGCGCACTTTTCCGAGCGACATTAAATAAATCGATGGAAAGTTGGCGGCATGTTTGTCGAATATCGCCTTTAATGTGCGCGGAGAAGTATTTAAAATTTCAGCGCCGAGTTTCACCTTTTGCTCCCGTGTACCCATCTGAATGGTGAAGAGCTTCTCTTCTGCCCAATCTTGAAACTTATCCACGTTCTTATTTCGAGACACGATTAAAACACGCACTAAACCCTTATATGTTAGGTATAATGTTGTCTTGGATTGTTTATTCGTGTTTTTAGAGTTCACAATGTGTACTCTAGATTCACGTTTAAACGTAGTATAATGGATTCCGCGTTTATAACCACGTTCTTTAAACATAATATTTTTGTCTAAACTCGGAAGTTCAAATCCAACACTCACATCTTTCACTTTAAAGTAAATTTTATTTCTTTGTCTTTCACCTCGCGTTTCTATTTCAATGACATTTTCATCTGCGTCATGGAATTTCTCACCATCATCCAAATGTAATAGTGGCGGAGCATTTTCTACTTTTTGCTGCTGTTCTCCATTTGCTTCTTCTACAATTTCTTCTTCCTCATCAGTATTCAATGCTTCTGAGTCGCATTTGGGTGGTGGAGGAGGAGTTGTAATTTGTGGCAACTCTTCTTGTTGTCTTTGTTTTTCTTCCTGTTGTCCTTGTTTTTGTTGTGCTAAAACTATTTTTTTTTTAATAACAATGGAAGATGACTTGAAATAATTCGCATCGACCCATTGTTTCGAAATGAGTAGTTGGGCTTTTTTGCATGCATCGTTGGACAAATTCCATTTTTTTGTTAATTTTTCAAATGTTGCATAAATATACTCAGATTCGGGTATTTCCTTTTTTGTAATAATGTTTCTCGGCTTGGAAGTACATCCATAATAAAATTCGGGTTTAAAAGCTTGTAAATCTTTCGAGTTGTAATATTCACGGTTACTGACATTAATAAGGGTGGGTAAAAGAACGATAGAAGGAACGATAGAAGGAACGATAGAAGGAACGATAGAATTAACAATGGTTTGCATTTTGTTACAATGTGTGTGTGTGAATGAATGAATTATAATTGAAAAAAAAAATAAATCAATTTTATTATAAAAGTAAATTTAAAAAACTAAACATTTCTTCTTATTACCTTCTTGATCTTGACGATCTTTTAGCTTTTCTGGATGATCTTTTAGCTTTTCTGGATGATCTTTTAGCTTTTTTTTTTAATTTTTTATCTGATTTTCTGTATGATTTACTTCCCCCACCCATGTTACCAGCGGAGGCAACGACTTGGCTTTGTTTTTTATATGGTCTTGGTGTTTTTCGACACTGTGGCTCTTGGCATGAGTTTGTAGTGTTATACAATACTCCATGTTGGCAGTAACCCTTCCATGCTTGATCAGGTTGACCAAATAATCTATTTGTAGCATTATGATCATCAAAACAATCTCTGCAAAAGAAACCTCCACAACATCTACCATGTTGACACTTTTTAGAAGGACGAGTAGCAGAACCAGAGGATTCAGAAGGAAAATTTTGATCATACCAGCGCGAGAGATCATCATCAGTCATAGTTTTAGGATCAATAAAACCTGTAAAGCCAAGTTGTGTTGTGTTTACCAAATCTTTTTCATATTCTTCTTCAAACTTGGCCGGATCCATAATTACCGTGTTATATATTATATATTATATTATAAATTAAATATTATTATATAAAAAGGTTATAATTTTTAAACTTCTTCTTTATTGAAGAAAATACTTCTAAATCTCTCCATTTCTTTATCTGAGAAAAGGGTTGTTAAAAAATCTTCAGGTGACCGCGTTTCCTTCAACAAGTTGATAATCATGAACAGCGAGTACATTCCGCATTCCGTATTATGTTTTTGATGCTCTTTATTATTAACAATGTATTTTAAATGCAAGCCAATATCTTTCCCCTGTTTTATTATTTTTTTCACAAACTTGGTAATCTCTTTGGGGGGCGCATCGCCAGTACTGTCAAAAAAGAATATAAATTGTTTTTTCACATTGATGAATAGAGAGATCCAATGCGATCCAGATAAATAATGCGGGTCCGTATTAAAAATAATCCCGATTTTATGTTTAGGATCAGCGGGATTCAAATACTTTTTTAGTTCGAAATCACACAATTCTTCGAAGACGCACGAACTCTCTCCTTTTGGCGTTTTATCAAAATCGATGGGAGATGGGCCGAGAAATTCAAATGATGGGAATGCGGTTTCGTACTGTTTCATAACTTTTGTAATGTCGACACTAGACAACCACTCATTTGGATTTTTTGCCCACGTTTTTGGACTTTCTGGTGCGAAATAGCTGAATAAATTTTTAACATCTTTTGAATTGGATGCCAATTGGCGCAACCAGCACGATTCTTTATTGCACGTGTTGCTAAATCCCGATTTTAACGAGTCCCATATTTCTTTGACATCGTCGCTGTGTATCATCGCATCCGGATGCCGCGCATTCCAGCTGTCTCTCAACTTGATTAGAGCGTTTGTCGTATAACACGTAAAGCTCTTTTCTTGTGTTGGACTGCATGATAATTTTTTAAATGTATTGTCTACACTTGATTTTTTTAATCCTCCTGTTTCTGTTATTGTTTCTTTGTTATTTTTTAAATTCGACATTTTTATATTTTTATAGTTAACCTAAAATATTTGTATTATATATTATTTACATAATTTGTTATATCAAATGAAACCTTTTTATTTTTATTATTTTTATCTTTTTTTCCTTTTATTTTTTCTCTTATAATTTCATCTTTCTCTCCATTCTCTCTATTCATTGCGTTTGAATTTATTTTTTCGTTTTCTGTTTCTTTTTCCTTAACTTGTGTTGCTTCTGCTTGTTGTGGTGCTTGTATTGACGACGGTTTCGATTTTAGCCCCTTGTATTTGAATGACGGATCCTTTGGATTAAATGTAAACTGTTGTGGATAAACGATAGGTTCCGCCTTTTTAACATTTTTCCGAATAATATAATTATCGAGTGTAACCTTTTTGACATCTTTTGGTTTGAAACACAGCGCATTTGCATGATTTAATTCATTATCGTTATTTTCACTATTATTTTTACATATACACTTTTTTATATCATCATTTTCATTTGGTATGCCTAAACACACGTAACATTTCTGTATCGTTTCGCTTTGATCTGAAAATTTTAAATAAGAAATGCACGCGCGCATATACATGTTGAACGCACCCACCATTGTGACATCTAGATTGCCACTCTGATCACCATTTTCATTTTTACTCTTAAATAGGTCTTTGGTTAAGGATATTATTCTTTTCCTGTAAAATCTTAAATCTCTCTTGAATCCCGAATCAAACTCGATATTATTCTTCCTAAGATATTTCTCATACTGAGCCGTGTTTACCATAAATTCCAGCGTTACATCATCAATCGTGCTTAGCTTTAGCTTTATGCCATCATTCGTTTCTTTTTCTTTTTCTATTTGGTTGGTTGGTTCCATGATTATACATTTTATAAATAATGTATAATTATTGTTTTTACGTAAAGTAATAAATTGAAAGTAATTTTATTTTTTAGAAACGCGTTTCTTACTGCATCTATTTGTTTTGCCCCAAATACAATTTTTCTGAATGCATTCTTCTTTATTCTTATGAGACGGACAAGAGGAAGAAGAAGAGGGCTTTGGTTTATTTTTTCTTGTAGCTCTTTTTTTGCTGCATCTATTTGTTTTACCCCATACGCATTTCTTTTTAATGCAAATTGCCTTATCTTTCTGAGATGAGCAATCAGCAGCTGGACTGCTACTTTTCTGTGGCGATGCTGCCTTTTTCGAGGCGGCATAACCAATAATATCACGGGTTGGAGGAGGAGGTGTTGCTGCTTTTTTTGAAGGAATAAAATCAGTTAACATCTGTCGAACATGATTTCCGTCCGGTTCCAGCGGAGAAACAAAATAATTAGGGTCGTTGTCTTCCAGCGCTTGTATGAAATCATATGATTGTTGTTGATAATCATCATCTCTTCGCGTTTTTGGATGCGCTTTGAAATAATCTTCTATTGTCTGTTCAATGTCAATACCAAGTTGGTAGCTTATCGGTCTTCCTGATTTTTGACTAATATATTTGACACAATCCTTGTGAAATGCAGCTCCAACTCCATTGTATGCCTCTTTTTTTTTAATTCCTTCTTTCAAGACAATTGAATCTCTGAGTCCAAAGAGTCCGCCTTTATCTTTACCACTTTTTATTGGAAACTGCCCATATCTATCATCACCTTCTAATTCTATGATGGAATGAGTGTTGTCATCGACCCCTAAAACATTCGACAACCAACCCAACTCGGTATTTCGTAAATCATATAAATCCTCATCTTCATCATCGTCCGTTAGTTGTTTTTGACCTTCAAACGGCGAATAAAAGGGTAAATTACATAGAGGGCAAAAAACGTCAAAAACACCACCACCCTTTTGTTTCGAACATTTTGTCATTTTTATTTTTTATTTATAAATATACATTATATTATATATTTTTTGCTAAAGTATAAAAGTATATTAATTATAAATTTTTATTTATAAATTTTTAACATCGGTTCGAGTCGAATTATTAAAAAACTTATTTGCAAGATTGTGTTCGTTGGGATTATGGTTGCAAAATTGTTGGCGATTGAATAAATCGGGATGCGGTTGTTCCACGTACTTTTCCGGAACTCGAACATTGTACATGTCACTTTTTGAAGATGGGACATAATACGCTCGTTCGCAATTTTGAAGCGCAAAAACTTGATTTCGCAATATGGATTCCGTGTTGACACTGGATGAAAATCCGGACCACGGCGCCTGTGCATTTCCTGGATTGAATGTTTGTTCGGGATTAAATACTGGAAACGACCCCATTGACACGGACGGAGTTGCGCGCTGATCTAAAATGGGCATGACGGAATATTTACTTAAAACGGGACGCATGCTGTATTGTGGCTGCAGCGGCGCAGATGGAATATTTCGATCAGATATTCGATCATTCAATTGCCTTGCGCGCTCTTGATTGCATATATATAACTTATTTACTACACCAAACATTTATTATTTATTATTTATTAAAATTTATATCAAAAATTATAAAAAAGTATTTTATTTTATGTAATATTATAATAATATAATATTATATTATAAATTTAAATAATAATAAATTGAAAAATATAGAATTAAAAACATATTATGCAGATATAAAAACCAGTTCTTGTAATAATGCTTCGAGGAATTCGAGATTTGTCTAAATCTTTTCACAAAAATATCAGTATTCAGTTGCGCGGAAAATTCAAAAAGAGCGGCAATAAGGGAAACGTCAACGGCAACAACAACAGTAGTGAGATTACTTATTCGTATTCAGAGTCATTAGTTTCACAGCGTCGTAAAGTTGAAAACGAATGGAAAAAAGAATTGGAAAAAACGGAAAATGAATCAGAAAATGAATGGAACGATGACGAACATGAACAGCGGCGGATTTTCGATCAAAAGGAACAAAAAGAACAAAAAGAAGAAGAAACATTCAAATGTGAAATTACAAACAAGCCGAAACGTCCGAGTACAGTTGATTGCAACTGTGAATACGGGTGCATGGCGAAAATATCTGAAACATTTATCATTCAGTATGAAGGGGGTGTCGGAATCATCTCAAAAAAATAAATAAAAGGAGTCACAGTCACACACACATCACAGTCACACACACGTCACAGTCACACACACGTGACAGTCACACACACGTCACAGTCACACACACGTCACAGTCACAACATTCTAATAATTAAAAAATAAAAATAAAAATAAAAACAAATAAAACATTTTTTCTATAAAACTGCATTCAATTATGAATATTATAACAAATATATATTTATGAAACCAACATAGATAAATTATTATATATAAATGTAGCTTTATACGTACCAAATTATTAAAAAAAATGTGCGGCATTTTTTACTATGAAAACCGTCTTACAAGACACATTGACATGAAAAAACTAAAATCGCTACAGCAAACATTTTATAAGTCAAGTCACAGGGGACCAGACAATTCTATTTTTTTGCACGAGAAGGTTGCAGATCAGTTTTCACATCGCTGTTTCGGATTTCACCGGTTGTCAATTAATGGGCTCAGCAGCGCGGGAAACCAGCCGCTCAAAATGAAAAACTGCACGCTTATTTGCAATGGCGAAATTTACAATTATAAACAGCTCATTGACGAATATGGGTTATCAGAGGATTATACCAAAGGTGGTTCTGATTGTGAGATTGTTATTCACTTGTTTCGAAAAATTGGCATGGAAGAAACGTTGAAGCGCCTGGATGGTGTATTCGCGCTAACTCTTGTCGACCATGATAATAACTCGACGTATGTCGGAAGAGACCCCTTCGGAATTCGTTCCCTGTTTTACGGATCGGAACAAGGGTTTGCTGCCGATATTACTTTTGCAAGCGAGCTAAAATCTATGGATCATTGCATGGGCCACTATACGAAACAATTTCCGTCGGGGTGTTACGGTGTCTACGAGTTAGGGGCTCTCACCATTCGCCCGTATTATGCAGCTCTTTGCCCCGCGTTTCATGCCGATCCAACGTTGGAACAGTATGCGCCATACAATTACGCGTTTCAAACGGTGGAGGAAGATTCGGAAGAAAACATTTGCGCGAATATTAAAACGCTGTTGGAATCGGCGGTCGAAAAACGACTCATGTCGGAGCGCGGTGCGGTGGGATGTTTGTTGTCCGGCGGTTTGGACAGCACGCTCGTGACTGCCATCATGTGTCGATATATGGACCCGTGCAAATTGAACACATACAGCATTGGACTAAAGGGGTCGGTGGATTTAATGTGGGCAAGACGCGCTGCAAACTATCTTGGAACGCGTCATCACGAGGTGTGCTTGAGCGAAGAAGAATTCCTGGATGCGATAGAAGAAACCGTGTATCAAATAGAAAGCTACGATACAACATCGGTTCGCGCGTCGCTTCCCAATTTGTTGGTCAGCAAGTACATTTCAAAAATGTCGAATGATGTTGTTATTTTTTGTGGAGACATGTCGGATGAGATTTTCGGATCGTATCGCGGGTTCACAAAGGCGCCATCCGATGAAGATTTCAAGCGTGAAAATGAGCGCATGATTCGAGACGTACGTTATTTCGACTTGTTGCGTTCCGATAAAACCATATCGGGGGCTGGGCTGGAAGCTCGTGTTCCGTTTGCGGACAAGGCGTTTCTCAAATATGTAATGGAAATTCCGCCGCGTTACAAGCGATTTGATAATGAACGCATTGAAAAATACCTGCTTCGAAAAGCGTTTGACGGACTGGGCTATTTGCCCGACGATTTGTTGTGGAGGCGCAAAGAGGCATTTAGCGATGGCGTATCGGGAAGCACTGGCAGAACATGGGTGCAAATGGTAAAAGAATATGTTGAAACTAAAATTTCTGATGTGGAATACGACACATATGTAAAAACGATTAATGAACTGAAAAATAACATATTTAATGAATGCAATTTGCCATACGACAAGGAAAGCTTTTATTATAGGAAAATTTTTGAGAATTGTTTTCCGGAAAAGAGCGACAATGCGATTCCGTATTATTGGAGACACCCATTTTGTTCCAATGTTGACCCATCTGCGCGTTTACTTGAATTTTATAAACAGTAGGGTCAAAGTAATATATATATATATATATAAATGATTTAAAAAAAATCAAGTACACTTAATAAATATCCCGCAATACCCAGCAACCCCAACAATGCATAATATTATTATTCCATTTTACGTGTCATGGTTATATATGGCATCGACATATTATGATTTTTCAAAAAATAAAGATGCTTATTTAAATAACAATAATAATATTGGTAATAAAATAGACATTATATTTTCAAATGTGTTTATTTATTTACCATTATCCTTGTATATTTTATTGACATTTCAACCAATTGAAACTACTCATTATTCATTTTTTCATGAATTTTTTCACATCATTTTAAACGTTTTTTTTGGAGAAATATGGTTCTATACATTACATCGAATATCACATACAAAATATTTTTACAAATATCATAAAATACATCATGAGGTTGTAGACACGCTTGGAATATTTGCATTGTATGCACACCCGCTTGATGCAATTATAGTAAATGTGGGATCCGTGTACGCATTGCATTTAATATTACAATTTTCGGCATTACAAGTATACCTCATTGCAACATTTGCAATAATTAACACAGTAATAAAATCTCACTCGGGTAAAAAACGAAATTTATCTCATCAAATACATCATTTGAAATTCAACGTGAATTATGGATTAAATTTATTTATGGATTATTTATTTAATACCGCCGCGTATCCAAAACGTGTATAATATATTTACAAAAATATAATAAATACTATTATTTAATTTATTGTAGCGAATTAAATAATAATAATAATAATGAGAAAAAATTATAAAAAATATCCAGACATTTCCTTTGATTATGAATCAAGGGAACCGTTATTATCATCATCATCATCATCGTCGTCGGATTCTCCGCACGTAGCTCCATCATCATCTTTATTGGTTCCGGTACCACCGATACCATCGCCCGTATTTACAATTGATGAAATTGTTAGTTGTATTGTAAAACATGTGCAGCAAGCCCAACTTCATAATTTAACGCATTGGGATAATTTTAATAGATCGCTATTAAAGAAAACGATAACAGACATTCATAATAGAAACGATAAGGAATATTTGAAAGAGTTTACCACCCTTAAGACATATGATTGTGATTTCGGACAATCCGATTACAACATGGCGTGCGGCGTTTTTAAACACAAGTATTTTAATTTTATTTTTCGAATAGATAATGTTGATAACCAGATTTCAAGCGAAGATGATGTTACTTCCATTTTTTTAAGAAAATATAACAATAGTTATCAAGACATCATTCGATTGGGACTTGTGCTTCCAATGTATTGCCATATCAAAATTACGAGTCCTCCTCTTTATTACAGTGTCCAACCCTATATTAGCACTGGAATAACATTGGATGCGTGGATCAAAACAATTAAACAAAAAAATAATTTTGATGAGCTGGTGTATGATGTGTTTATGCAATTGGCCGGAATATTGGGCGAATTGCACGAAGTTGAATGCGTGCATGGAGATTTAAAACCGTCTAATATATTAGTTGTTGAGAATGCGTTTGAAGATACTCGACATGTTTGCAACGTGTGTGTTTTTTTAATTGATTTTGGTCTATCCGGCATTCATCAAAAAACAAAATGTGCGACTGGTGGAACGCTTCCGTATTGTGCTCCCGAAACCGAAAATACAAATGCGAATAAAAGATTTTCAAATAATGCCATTTTACGCCCACACGATTTCGAATATAATTGGTTAAAACACAATAAATTACATGATATATGGTCTCTTGGAATAATAATTGCTACAATTTATATATTAAAAGATCTAAACCATTTTTATAGAGATTATCCGAGCGATTTTTTCTTGTCAACAGGATATGTTTCTCCGAAATATTTAAATATGATAAACCACGACTACATTCGACAAATTTTAAGCGAAAACATTCTTGTTGAACCATCGAAACGCTGTGATATTTTAAAATTAAACGACCTAATTTCCAAATTGGTGTTCATGTAAATTAAATTAACACTTTTATTCTGTTAATGAAAGCGTAATTGCACCCTCTTGTTGTGAAGATAGATTCTCGTTATTAAGATCCAATTCTACATGTTCATTATTATGTGCAGAATCTTTTTCAGAAGAAATTACTAAATTTGACGAACATTCAAGATTTGCAGGAACGGGACAAGGAACAGGACAAGGAACAGGACAAGGAACAGGACAAGGAACAGGACAAGGACTTGTCTCAGATTTTTTGACTGTTTCAAGTTTTATAAGTTTTTCGACAGGTTTTGTTGTTTTTTCTAAATTCTTACTAAATCGAACCTTTTTCACAATTTCTCTCTTTGTATTTTGGCGTTGCAGCGTTTTCATGCACAGCTTGGGAAGTATGGCGACCGTGTTCATATATGTGCGGTATTTGAATACGCAAACCGATGTCAGCGGTTGCATAAATTTAATGCTGTACCACCAATATGCGGGAATATATACAATTTTACCCGGCGTCAATTCGATTTCCAGTGTCTTCATTTTATCAAAATCCGCTTTATATTGGCGCTGGATCGTCCACG